ACTCTCTGTCTTTCATAAACTATAGATGGATTATTTAAACTTAATTCAAAATCAATTAAAGATGAATCAGTATATCCTTGTAAAAATAAATGTATTACTGCTATTTTATATAATTCAGATTCAAATATACTTTGAATTCTTTCAATTGTTCTTGCAAATCTTACATCTTCTGCTGCTAATACGGCTTTTCCCTCCAAATTTTCATCGTATCCTAAGAATGCTCTAGGTATCTTTAAAGCAGCCATCATTTTCTGCTTAATGTAATCAACGTCTTCTATAAAACCATCATTACTCATTCCATCTAAAGTCTCAATTTCTGTTTGATTATCTCCTCCTCTGACAGGAATATAGACATCTTCCAACATATTTTGCAAATTAAACTTCAAATTGTACTGACCTGTTTTTTCATCTATATATGGAGTCTTTTTAGTATCATCCATAATTTTCTGCATGTATTGGTCAATTTCATTAGGACTCAAATTACCTACAGCTATCTTATAAACTCGTCTTTGAGGTGCTCTCATAATTCTATGAATCATCATGGCATCTTCCATCAAAGAAAGTCTTTTGTATTCTTTCCTAGCAGCCTCTAACATTGACCTACCGTATGGTAAGAAATTAGTATCTGAAAGTAATCTAAAATGAGCTATCTCATAATATTCATACTCATCTTTTAAAAATGGATTTCTATTTGTTAATGGTTCATATTTAAATCTAACATCATAGGGATTATATTCAGCCATCCCACCTTTGTCAAATCTAGTTTGCATATCTGATTTAAGTCCTGCTTGTTGTGCTTCTAATCCTTCCAACCTTTGCACGTCATATGAAGACATCGGAATTACATTCACAACTCCAAGTTCTTCATCTAAATCTAAAGCTAAATAAAAATCTCCATACTTACAGGCATTCCGTATCCAAGGCCATAAATTAAATTCAATATTTAATATATCATAAAATAAATTATGTAATATTTGTTTTATTTTATCATTCTGAGTTTTTATTTTTAATATAGAACCATCAGCAGACCTTATACTAGATTCATCTGCATATATGTCTAATGCTGATGCTAATATAGGGTCTTCATCCATTGCCTCATAATCCCTATATAATTCTAACTTTGTGGCAAAGAAGTTTGTAGAAGCATTAGGAGTATAATATCCATGTGATTTATAAGTATGAACTCCTGTATACCTACCTCTATACGCACTATCTCTAGTTCCTACAGACTGTAACTGAGAAGTATCATAAACCTTTATCCTATTCTTGCCTGTTCTCCTAACTACTACTTTAGTAGAAAATAGTTTTGATAACCTAGACCTAAATGATTCTTCTGCCATACTTTTACTTTTTTATATATGGTTATAATAACCATCTTAATGAATCTGATTCCTTATTCGGTAACTCTTGAGTCCAATTTTTATGGTCACTACTATTGCTTGAATAAAATGATTTTTTAAAATTATCTAAGGTAGCTCTTTGAATTTCAATACCCTGCTGTTTCAATTTCATTGCTGTGTCCCTTACCCAAAATGCCATTGCCCAACACATTGTTAAATCATCGTGATATCCTCTTTGAGCTTCAGCCCGACCACTTTTCCATATAAATGTGTTAAACTCATCTAAAGACCTAACGCTTCTACATATCGGAGATTTTTCTCTGAAGTATGTTTCTAGTTTAGATATCATTACAGGTCTTGTTTTCATGTTTATCGAAACACCGGGTGTCATTTTACTCTTATCCTGCAAATCATATGAACCAACTAAATGTTTAGAAATATCTACATACGGGTCATTCTTATAATGATAAAACAAATTAGTATATCCTCTATCTAATGCAACTTGAACAGTATCCCATCCAATTCCATTGTTATCTATAATCAATAATGCGTTATTCCATTCGGAAGCTACAGATACCAACATATTACCGAAATCCTTAGTACTTATAGCACCTTTATACTCGGCAACCTGTGTAACAGTTTCTACATCGATTACTACAAATGCACTCTCATCTTCTCCGTCACCACGAGCAACGTCAGCAGATATTATATATGATTTTTGATATGAAGGATACTCCCATATCCAATAATTAGCATCGAAACCTCTCTTTTCTATGGGTTCTTGAGCGTATGTTGTTCTATACCATTCTATTATCGGCCCGTCTATAACCGTATGCCCTGAAGTTATAAAGTCACAATCATTTTCTTGTGCAGCCATTTTTGGGCCGAGTAAATTATCCTGTTCATCCCTCCAAGATTGGTCTCTATCAGGATGTACATACCATGGTAATCTTATTGGGAAAAATTCCTTCCCTTGTTGTGCTATAGTCCACTTTTTATGAAATAAATTGCCCGTTCCATTTGGAGATGATATAAGTATTGCTCCACCCCCTGTAGATAGCGTAGATTGTGCTGCTGTCCATATATCATCTATAGTATCAATATGAGCTGCTTCGTCTATTACAAGTAACGATAATGCCTCAGAACGACCTGCATCTACTGATGCTGCAACTGCTTTAACTTGTGAACCGTTTTTTAGTCTTAAACTTAGCTTATTATCTTCTATAGATGAAGCTTTCAGCCATGAAGGTAAGTTTTCATACATGACTCTAACTTTAGTAACAAGGTTTTTTGCAACTTCTTGTTTTGTTGCAATAACCAATACGTTAAAATCAGAATTAAAAGTCATTTTATAAAGGATATATCCCGCTGTAAGTGTGGATAATCCTAACTGCCTTCCTTTATTAACAACAACAAATCTATTCTCTTCAAAATCAAATAGACATTGCTCTTGGAATGAGAATAGTTTAAAATTAACTTTACCTTTCTTAGGATGCTGTATTACACAGTATTTCTTCATAAAATGAACAGGGTCTACCGAACATTTTCTGTACTCATCCTCTATAATTTCTTTTAATGTTTTTTTTGCCTTTACCTCCTCTTGCATCTATTTTATATTTGCCACAATTCTATAGGATGTATATGCACTTATAACTCCTATGAAAAACCAAACAACAGGCTTTTCAATAAAATTTTTCTTATCTGCTTTTATATAATCTTTATATGCTTGTATACTTTTTTGCATATTTTGTATTCTATCATCTTTTAATTTGATGAGTTTCTCATCTAAATATGATAATTGTTCGTACTCAGCATTTTCATTTTTATATTGCTCTATTAGTAAATTACTTAATTCTAAATTTTTATTTAGTTTTACATTTGTAGTTTCTAATGAATCTATGTAATTGTAGATTCTTATAACTTGCTTTTGTGTAAATACCGTATCAACATATACTTGAGATATCAATGCGGTATTTACTAATAGAAATAATATAGTTAATGTATTTTTCATTTATAAATTTTTTAATTTCTTAGATATTTTTTTTATATCAGTTTCTATTGTTTTATTTTCATTAACTATACTATCTCTATTATTTTCAATTTTTTTAATCTTTTCTTTAATATTTTTTATATTATTCTTTTTGTCTTCTATTTTATTAAGTATGTTCTCTTCCTCTGTATTTATTTGTTTATCTACTTTTTCTACTTCTGCCAAACTTTTTTTTAATCTATATTCAATTATATATTTTTTTAATTTATAATAAGCATATATCAATACTACTGATATTACTATATAATACAAATAATTTAAATATTGGTTCATTTTAGTTATTTAAGTTTTGTTCCTTACTGAATTCCTTATATGGCTCAAACATATCTTCTTTTAATTTTTCAAAATCATTATCTATCTTTTCTAAAAAGCTTTTCTTATTTTGAAAGTTCCAAATTTCTCTGCTACCATCCTCTTCTACATACTCTATTGCATCTAAAGAGGATTTTATGATTTCTTTTTCTTTTTCAGCATCTTTAAAAAATGATACTATAGATTCATAATTTTTCCTTTTTTCGTATTCTTCAAATTTACCATCTGCTTTTAAATATGTTTCGAATCTTGTCAAACAATCTAAACACATGTTGTGAGACATGCAAGATTGTTTATCATACCTAGTATATATTTTTGTCTTTAGTTTCTCGCAATCATCATAACATTTGTCATAAGATTCTAATTCTTCTTTTAAATGGTATAGAGATTTTAAATTCTTTCGTCTCTTCACTCTATACCCTTTTTTCTGCTCCCATTCAACTACAGCTCCATTTGGTAAAACTTCTTCCCAAATTTCACCAACGTTTCTTATATTACTATCTTTGGCTTTTTCATATCCAACAATAGTTCGAGTCTGCATTTTATGCTCTCCCGCTAATAATTGTCTTACAGCTTTTATGTTTTGTAACTTCGACATAATTTATTATTCTCTTGTTTTAAATTTATTTATAATTGCTTTACGAATGAATGCATCCGATATGCTAGGTAAAGCAGATAACATCTGAATATAAGCCTCTGCCTTATCTCTTCGTGAGCTCATCCTAGAAGCGTCTTGAACGAAATTTGAAAATCCTGAAGATTTCAATAAAGATGATATTGATTTACTAGGTGATACTTCTTCTTCAGAATTTTTTTCCTGTTTAGGATTTTCAGGTTTTTTAGTACTTTCAGATTCTTTTTCTGATTTTGGTTTTTCTGATTTTAACTTTTCTGATTTCTCAGCCTCTTGTATAAATTCTAATAATTGTTTTAAATCTCTATTTGATACCTTACGCTTAGATTCTTCCATATATTTACTATAGTCTAAATCATTTTGTACATCAGCAGGAAGAAAATCAACCCACTTTTCACCTCTAATATCTTTCCCAATCTTATCTTTCTTTTCTTTATCCGAAAGTGTTTCATCCTCTAGTGTAGGTGCTATCATCTTAGCTATAAATGTAGAAAGTTTATCAACAAACTTTGTATTTTCTGCTTTAGTTTTTGTTTCTAATTCATTAAGTTTAGTATCATCATATCCTTTTTGGATAACTTTCTTACTCTTGGATGCTCCGATATCTTTATGACTAGCTATTCTTTTTTGAACATATGCCATTAAATCTGATATGGCAGGAGTTGTTTTATTTCCTGATTTTATATGTTTGTCTATAAAATATCCAATTTTTTCTAAATAATCAGCTTCTGTTAATCTTGTTCTATTAATGTTCATAATATATATTTTTACTATAAATATATCAGAATTAAATTAAAATTTACTATTTATATAACTTAAAGCATTTTCAATTATATTATGCATATCATAGTATTTATACTCAGCTAATCTCCCGCCAAAATGAACATTTGGAAGTTCATCTGCCAAACTTTTATACTTTTTATATTTTTCAGTATTTTCAACATCATTTACAGGATATAAAGGTTCGGATATCTCCGTGTACTCTATTGGAAACTCATGAGTTATCCATGTAGAATCTATTTTTTTATAATCGAAATGATTATGTTCTATAATTCTTGTGTAAGGTATATCTACATCTGTATAGTTTATCATTGCTGTTCCTTGAAAATCCGCAAGATGTACTTGAGTATGTTGAAATTTAGTTGTTTTATACTCCAATAATCCATATTTATAATCAAAAAATTTATCAATAGCACCTGTATATATCACATTTTTATGCGGAGGTAATTCTGAATTAAAATAATCAGTATCTAGGATAACATCTATATTTTCTAACAATTTTTCAAAAATTTGAGTGTATCCTCCTATAGGTATGCCTTGGTAAATATCATTAAAATAATTGTTGTCATATGTAAATCTTACAGGTAATCTTTCTATTATTTCTTTAGGTAATTCTGTAGCTTTCTTTCTCCACTGCTTTTCAGTATATCCTTTTATTAATGCTTCGTATACATCTGTTCCTACTAGTTTGATAGCTTGTTCTTCTAAATTTGTTGGATTATCTATGTGCTTTGATTGTATTCTAATAACCTCTTTTACTATGCTTGGTGAAGCATCTCCCCAAAATTTTGTAAAAGTCCACATATTAAAAGGTAATGAATATATTTCATTCTTGTAAGATGCTACAGGTCTTAGTGTAAAATTATTAAATTCAACGAATTGATTTATCCATTCCCAAACTTTTTTGTTTGAGGTATGGAATATATGAGGGCCGTATTCATGAACATGCACATCATCTCTATTTGATGTATAGCAATTCCCGCCTATATGACTTCTCTTATCTATTACACATACTTTGTAACCTTTTTTATTTAGCTCGTATGCACATATAGAACCATAAAATCCTGAGCCTACTATTAGATAATCTATCATATTATTTATTAAAATTTCTAATATAATTTAACCACATATTTCCTATAGTTTCTAATTTATATTTAGAAGTAATATAATTATAACCATTATCTTTAACAAGATTTTTAACTTGTGGATTCTGTTCTAAATAATGAATCATATGTACAATATTTTCATCTATTTTAAACTTACCATCTAAATCTTTAGTTAATGGTTCATTTTGTACAGTTTCTAAATCAAAACCTACAGGAAGTTGTAACCATTGACAATAGTCTTTATAATTGTCATACAATGCTCCTAAAGGGTATGTAATTACTGTTACACCTAGAGCTATAGCTTCAGCGACTACACATGAGAACGTATCTTTATGAACATCTTGATATGGTGTATACAGTGGATATATGAAATATTCACTCTCAGCTAAGTGCTTAAATAATGTTTTTTTGTCTACTCCATCATGTTTATAAAAGAATTTTGCATCATTACTAGGTATTGTTATCAAGTAATCAAATGCATGAAATTCCTTATCTTCATAAGTAAGTTTATCAATGGCTGAGTAAGCTATGTCTCCTCCTCTTGCCCAAGATGCATGGAATATAAATTTACGGGGTTTTTTAATAGGTTTTTCTTTTAATATCTCGTCTATTATCTCATCCATTATTGGATTAGGTATTGTTTCTATTTTTACAGATTCTTCCCCCAAATTTTCTTGTATGGTTCTCGATACATTTCCTGTCATTTTTTTCTCCCAATCAGATATATGTACAATACCCAAATTTAGATTATGTTTTTTTACATAATTCACTATACTATCAATACCATATATCCATTGCATATGTGACCAATATATCAAAGAATTACTAACAGATATTGGTAATAAATCATAATTCTCAAACCAAAGCATACTAATTAGTATATCAAATTTTTTATTTGATATACCATCAAAATTTAAATTAGTATAAGATACTCCATTATAATGATATCCATAATCATAATTTATTTCTGATTTTCTATATTCATCTTTTAATTCAGGTTCTAAATCATCAGTAGCAACTACTATCTCATTTCCAAATTTACTTAAATATTCAGCAATTAATATAACACTTGTATCAGTACCTGAACAACTACCTCCTCCATATCTCATAGTATAACCATTAACATAGTTACTTCTACGACTGTTACCTATAGTAATGAATGCTATTCTCATACAAATAATTTTTCATATCTTTCACTCCAACCTAAATCTTCATCATATAAATACATTATTATTTTTTTAGGCTCTTTAATAGAGTTTATAGTAACTTCATAAAAATTTGTTTTTAAATTTATGTAAGTATCATCTAATAAATCTATTCTATATAATTCTTCTGTATCTGAATGAACTCCTAGTGTTAGAAATTTTGGTTTAGAAAAATTAAAATTTCTAAAGAATTCTAAATCCCATATGCAATCTAAGGTATACTCTTTACTTTTGAAGTCTTCTTCCCAAGAAATTGGATTTGGAGGTTCTTTAACATCTAAGGTATATCTTTGTATTAAACATTCTTTAAATTTGAATCCACCGTAAATTTCATAATCTTCTAAAGTTCTCTGCTTTCCAATTCCATATTTTTCATCTATTGTTATACCATAATCCTCTTGACCAAAAAGTTGTCTTGTTTTATTTCTTGAGAACATATCTCTTTGAGTACTTGTATACTCTGTTTGTGAAACTTCTCCATGGTCTTCCCAATGTTTAGGTCTATAACTTCTTGTATATTCGTGCCACATAATCATTCTATATGGACTGTAAAAATCATAACCATTGGTAAAAGCTCTTAAACTTAATGTAGTTTCTTCAGTATACCCTCCAAAATATATTTCAGGGTCATATGGAACATCTTTTATAAATTTACCATATGTAAAATAAAAATGACCACTTATAGTTCTTGCTCTTATAATATTATGTCTACTTTCGTAATCTTGTATATACCAAGGCATACTCATCAGAAGTTTATCACTACTGAATTCATATTGAGACATTAAACATGGAATTTTTATATACTCACTTTCGTCAGTATTAGGGTCGAATGGAGTACAGTATGTTGTTATTATTGGATTTTCTGAATAATTTAAAGCTTCCTTAAAATCTTCTAGTAATATTGAATCCCAATTTTTAACAAATCTATGATGAGAATCTATCTGTAAAGTATATAGTTCACCATCATAAAGTTCATTTGTTATATTTCTTGCCCAACCTAATCCTTTACTTTCAGAGTAGTGATGTTTTGATATTCTAAAATTTTTTTTATTGTCATAATATGATATGTCTTCGTCATCCCCATACTGCCAACATATCCCAAAAATTAAATTATTAGGATTTTTAGCTTTAGCTAACATATCATCTATTGTAGGTATTAGTTGCAAATCTCGGTAACTTGCAATCTGCACAAATATTTTTGGAGAATGTACGCTTTTCATTAAAACTTTTTATTTACAAATATACATAAATTAATTCACACATTTAAGAACCACCTCCACCACCTGTACAATCAATACAGTCAAAATCACCATCACAATTTATTGATGTAGGACTTACTTCTATTGTACCACTGTTGACAGATGGAGTATTTCCGTAGGTTACACATTTACAAATAGTATCTCCAATATCTACATTTGTCTGTGTAGAGCCTATTCCACATCCATCATAAGACACATTTCCAACTGATGCACCTACGTTCTCAAAAGTCCAACAAGTACAACTTGGTGTAGGTGTTGGTGTTGGCGTAGCTGTTGGTGGTATAGGTGTCGGTGTAGCCGTTGGTATAGGTGTTGGTGTTGGCGTAGCTGTTGGTGGTATAGGTGTCGGTGTAGCCGTTGGTATAGGTGTTGGTGTTGGCGTAGCTGTTGGTGGTATAGGTGTCGGTGTAGCCGTTGGTATAGGTGTTGGTGTTGGCGTAGCTGTTGGTGGTATAGGTGTCGGTGTAGCCGTTGGTATAGGTGTTGGTGTTGGCGTAGCTGTTGGTGGTATAGGTGTCGGTGTAGCCGTTGGTATAGGTGTTGGTGTTGGCGTAGCTGTTGGTATAGGTGTTGGTGTTGGCGTAGCTGTTGGTGGTATAGGTGTCGGTGTAGCCGTTGGTATAGGTGTTGGTGTTGGCGTAGCTGTTGGTATAGGTGTTGGTGTTGGCGTAGCTGTTGGTATAGGTGTTGGTGTTGGCGTAGCTGTTGGTGGTATAGGTGTTGGTGTAGCCGTTGGTATAGGTGTTGGTGTTGGCGTAGGATATCCACAAGCAATTGAATTGTATTCAATACCTATAACTTCTTGATATGTTCCACAAGAGCCGTTAGCATACACGGCATACGTATATAAATCGTAAACAACACATGATTGATATGTTCCTAAGAATGTTCCATATGAAGGACATGGAGTTGGCGTAGGTGTCGGTGTTGGTGTAGCAGTAGGTGTGGGTGTTGGTGTAGCCGTTACAAATGGATAATTTCTAAACTGCTCTGTATTAAATACATCTACTATAGGATTTGTAATAGTTCCTGCATATGTTGGGTCAAAATATGCAGCTACAGATTGTGCTATGAGTCCATTAAAATTATCTACACCTGATACAGACCCACCATGAGAGTATATAGCTCCTGCTATAGAAGTAGGATTCAATACATCAAACATATTAAATGAACCTGATATCGGAACTGTCATATTATTTTAATCTTTCTTCTATACAATTTATCTTGTTAGAAAGTTCAATTATAGCACTATGCAAATATGCCATTATAGCTCTATCTCGTATTGTTAAATAACCATCTTCTCTCTCTGATATTACATAAGGTATAGCATTTAATACTTCTTGAGCGATAAATCCTGCATCTTTATATCCATTTTTTATGTAACTATATGAATTAAATTTCTTTAGCACTTCCAAACTTCCTGATAATTCTTTAATATTGCTTTTCAATCTCCTATCTGAAGTAGTTATAAAATTATCAGCAGTTATAAATTCAGTTGTTTGTATGTTGCCTGAGAATGTAGCTGTTACACCTGTTGCATTACCCGCAGTATATGATGTATTAATTTGACCTAACCTAGTTATTAAATTAGCTACTGATACGTCTACATCAGTACTTGAGCCCTGCGCTCCTGTTGTACCTTGTAAACCTGTAGGCCCTTGATTACCTTGAGCTCCCATTATTCCTTGTAATCCAAATCCTGTGAATCCTTGGAATCCTTGGAATCCTTGAGTTCCCTGCCTTCCTTGGAATCCTTGTGTGCCAATTGTACCTTGTATACCTTGAGCTCCTGTAGTGCCTTGTAGACCCATTGTTCCTTGAGTACCTTGGTTACCTTGAGCTCCTGCTGTACCCTGTAAACCCGTTGTTCCTTGAGTTCCTTGCCTTCCTTGGAATCCTTGTGTGCCAATTGTACCTTGTATACCTTGGTCACCTTGGTCACCTTGAGCTCCTGTAGTGCCTTGTAAACCCGTTGTTCCTTGAGTACCTTGTGCTCCTTGGTTACCTTGAGCTCCTGCTGTACCCTGTAAACCCGTTGTTCCTTGAGTTCCTTGCCTTCCTTGGAATCCTTGTGTGCCAATTGTACCTTGTATACCTTGGTCACCTTGGTCACCTTGAGCTCCTGTAGTGCCTTGTAAACCCGTTGTTCCTTGAGTACCTTGTGCTCCTTGGTTACCTTGAGCTCCTGCTGTACCCTGTAAACCCGTTGTTCCTTGGTTACCTTGAGTACCTTGTGCTCCTTGGTTACCTTGAGTTCCTGCTGTACCCTGTAAACCCGTTGTTCCTTGGTTACCTTGAGTACCTGCTGTACCCTGTAAACCCGTTGTTCCTTGGTTACCTTGAGTTCCTTGAGTTCCTTGAAAACCTTGAAATCCTTGCACACCTTGAACTCCTTGTGAGCCTAATCCAATAATTACTCCTCTTAGAGTTGAACTACTATTTATTGTATTTATAAGTAATTTCTCATCTAAGGTTGAATTACTGTTAAGTGTTATACTTTGTGTAGTTATATTTAGATTAGTAGGATTTCCATTTTTACCTATAAAGTCAACTACAAATACATATTCTTCATCTATTTTATTTACAGGCAAGTTATCTAATGGAATCATCACACAGAATTCTTTTGGAGAATTACCTGACGGTGATGATGGCTCTACTTTCATACTTGAGAAATCCCAAATACCTGTATTTAATACTAGTGATAACTTTATTTTATCAGAATCTGATGCTGCTGTGAAGAAATATTCTAAATTATCTTGTCTTTCTCCATTGCCACCCTCTAGGGTATCTATTAATGTGCCGAAGGAGTTGGATGTGTCACCTCCCTCCTCGATTGATGGGCCGTTTATGAATATCTGAGCAGTTGGTTTTTTCTTTGTTGCATCATATTTTGAAAATGCATTCAATGATATCTTATACTTAGTTCCTGCCTTAGCTGAACCTAAGAATTGGTCTTTAACTGATAATGCTGTTACATTTGATTCAGCTAATGGTGATTCAAAACTTATAGCATTTGTTACATTTGTACTACTCTGTACGGGGTTTGGTACTGATAATCCTCCACTTGCTAATTCAAAGTTATAGTTATCAAATGAATTAGAATTTGCATTAGTATTTACTTTGTATTCATTGTAATTAAAATAGTTTGAGATGTCATTACTTGATGTGACTTCTCCCACACTTTTGTAGTCTATACCTAATTTAGGGTCAAATGTATAACTCCCCGTATCTTGCATCTTGTTTGGAGGCATAACATCAAAATCACCTATAAACATAGGTGCTCCAATTGAACCAACAGGCTTTGCAGATACTTTTACCTTATCAATAACTCCATTGGATGTTGCTACATTGTCAAAACACATTTTAGCATATCCTGTAACTTTTTGACCTTCAGATGTCTTTACATTTTTATTATAATTTATAGAATATATATCTGATACAAATGAATCAACAACAAATTTAGTTGTATTACTTGTTATATTATGGAAAAATAAATTATCAACAACGATAGTTGTTGAGTTTACGACTTCTAATATATTACCTACATATTCTGAAACAGAACCTATTTGAGACTGTAAATTAGGTGGAACTCTATCGATTACTATTGGAGTAGCTGTTATAGTTCCTCCAACCATATCTGATATGAATTCGGCTACTGTGCTAACTATTGTAGGATTTCCTTCAGTTGATACACTAGAACTTATACCCGTTGCAGATGATTGCTCTTCTACTTTTGATATTGAAGTATTATTTATATTAGATATAACTGATGGTTTATTTAAAATATTATTAGATGTTGTACTTGACTGAATTATTGGAAAATATGTTAGCTTTCCTGTACCTGATTTTGTGGAAGGTCTATCTGTGGACTTATCCCTATATGATATATCTATAGGCGTTATTCTAACAGATATATCTTTTGGATTTTTCTCGAATACTATATCATCAGGATTGTTAGGTGTCTTAAATTCCTCTACAGCAGTATTTATTTGAGTCAATCCTCTCCATATTAAGTTCTGTCTTGATTGGTCTAGTGCTCTTAAGGTATCAACATCTCTAAATGCTTTACCTAATATTATTAGCTTTCCTGTACCTTTTGTTACAGTATCTTTTATGTCAATATGTAATATTATACTGCCACCTGAAGTTACTTGGTTTGTATATTCTACAGGAATATTTTTACCACTCCTATCTAATAACTCTACAGAAATACTAGAACCTGCTACTATTATTGGGTCAGGAGATAATGTGATAGTATTTTTACCTTTTTTTAATACCGTGAAATTTCTTGATACATTAAAGTATTTTAATGAATAAGTATCTCCATCCCATCTCGCACCGTTTTTTACATACGATTCTAAACCCATTTAATATTTATTTTATATTGATATGTTTTCACATATTAATCTTTGAAAACAGTTTATATCTATAAATATCATTTTCAGTAACTATATTGCTATTATTTATATATTCCCATACATTTTTAGTTCCTAATGAAGATGGGTCTTCTCCTACAGGCATATTAACAAAGTATGGATTCTTTCCAACATCTAATACATATTTTGCTATTTTCAATATGGAATCTAATTCTCCACCATCTAATGCTATATAAAAATTTTGGCAAGATGAACTAACAATCCTCTCCTTTACCTTGTCATTAAGAAATTTTCCAAATAAAGGTATAGCATTTCTCTTTACTGCAATCGCATCAAAAATACCTTCTACAATAACTATATCATGACTCCAATCTATTATCGATTCTAAAAATACTTTATCTTTAGAGCATTTAGGATTGTTATACTTATTAGTTACTATATTTTTAGATATGTAATAGTTTAAATTAAAAGAACTATCATAACTTGGTATAACTATGCTATCAGTAGTGTTATCTTCTGCGTATCCTATATTATACTTTATGATATCATCATCTGATACATTTCTCGATTTCAAATAATTTCGTAATCTGTTAGTATAGAAATTATCAATACATTTATCAAATGGAATAAAATTACTAGGTAAGCTTACATTTTCATCAGTGCTCTTCTCAAATCTAACATTAGTATTTTCTAATTTAGAAATCTTTGCAATATCGCTGCTTTCAGCAGATACTTTACGTAACAATTTAGTTAAGGTGTTACCACTTGACTTGCATACCCAACAATTCCATAGCCCACTGCTTAACTCAATCTCTAGTTTCTTTTTGTGATGATTGCAGAATGGACATGCAAGTGCTACATTCGTAGAACTTCTAGGTGAGTAATCACCTAAATATTTACTAACTATTCGGAGCTTTTCTGTTTGCTCCATGGTGTAACTGCTCATATTCGACCTTTATAAAACTTTCCTAATATGTTAATGTTCAGATAATTATCTTTCTCTAAAACTTCTCTTATAAATTGATACTTCGTTTCCAAGTATGTCAATTCAATTTTGGAATAGGCAAATATAAGTATTTCTCTTTTAAATTCAGAATGTTTTTTTTCTTTTAATAGATTTTTTATTACATCATTAGAACCGTAATAGCTAATCCAATTTGATTCCTTTTCTACTAATCTCTTTTTCTTTGTTCCTTTTAATGGTGGTAACTTTCTATGGTATTTTATAACCTTTTTACCAATATACTTTTTATTTGTAGGAGTGTGAGTAACTTCATATATAAATCCATATACGTCTTCATTCGGCATATCTGATACCGTTTTTATTTCTTTACCCTCGAATATCCACATATTTTTATATTATTTTTACTAGACGTATTTTGTTAATTCCAATACTACATAACCATTACCTTTTAGTAATCTATGGTAAACATCTTTTTTTATATAAGTGTTGTCTATCGGCTTCGGTAATTCATTATCTAATTGTATTAACCAATTATTTCCACCGTCTAATACTTTCAATAACCTATCCTCAGCATCCCTATGCCATACAAGTTCTGAATCATCTATATTTTCTGAGAATAATCTTGTGTATGTGACGTTAGATACTTTATCTTCTGAGTATACCATATGTTTATATTACCAATATCCTGAATAGTTTCTTCCTCCCCCCAAAGATTTCCAATATCTTGTTATTCTACACGCCCAATATCCTGAGGATGTTCTATCTGTTTTGTCACTACAATTATGCCTATCTGCAAATGCTTTCCTCCTTTTAGGGTCATTTAATTTTACAGATAGTTTTCCTCCCCCATCTTTAGCACCAAACGATACTTTTTTAATATTATCTGATTTAGGGTCTCTGACATATACATAGAATTTTTTACTTCCACCTCTTTTAGGTTTACCTAAATCTACATCTTTACCTTGATATTCTGATTCTTGTAATGGCATATCTAAAGGTACTTTCTCTCCCTCATATATACCGTATTTACCAATATCTGTGTTTTCTAGTAGATGTATGTCATCTTCGCAAAAATTTACTTTATTTTCGAAATGTAATTTACGACATTCTTCAAATAATTCTAAAAATTTATCAGATGAGTACCTATAAATATTTTCCATTATAGGTATTTTATTATCTATGTGGTACTGTAAACCATCCGATACTTTTATAAGTTTTTTTAGTTTTATCATGTTTAATCTTTAGCATATTCTTTATATCTTTCTTTTTGTTCAGGAGTCGCTGCTTCTAGTTCATAGTCTTGGAAGAACTTCCAATAAGCCTTTAGTAGTTTATCAATACGTTTTTCTTTTTGTTCTTGTGTTGCTTCCTCAAATTCGTATTTTTCTATGCTCTTATCGTTTTTTATTTTCCAATCTATATATTCTTCTTTCTGTTTTTGAGTTGCTGCTTTAAAGTAAAGGTCACGCATATAATATCCTCTATTTAATATCCAATCTATATAATCTTCTTTTTGTTTTTGACTTGCTCCTTCGAATTCATAGTCGCTTATAAAATCTTCTCTTTCAATTCTCCAATCTATATATTCATCTTTCTGTTTTTGAGTTGCTGCTTCAAATTCAAATTGTCTAAGTTTATAGCTTCCAACTCTACTATCTATATATTTTTCTTTTTGTTCTTGTGTTGCTTCCTCAAATTCGTAATTTTGTAATACACTATATTTATCAATCTTACTACTTATATATTTTGTCTTTTGCTGTTCTGTTGCTGCTTTAAATTCGTAGTATCCTAATTCAAAATTATTATCTAAACGCCAATCTACATATTCTTCTTTCTGTTTTGGAGTTGCTGCTTCAAGTTCGTAGTCTTCTAAAGGTATTTTATATTCCATATGTTTAGATATTATTTCAGTTCTTATATCTTTAGGAGCTCCTTTAAATTCAAATTCTGATACCCTAATTTTTCTACTAAAAAGCATTTTTATATATTCTTTTTTTTGACTTTGAGATGCAAAATTATATTGAAAGTCATATAATCTAGACTCTTTTTTTACTAAGATGTCTATATATTGTCTTTTATTTTTTAAAGGAAGAGATATAAATTCTACCCTAGATAATCCTTCTATATCTTGTAATTTTTGTAATGCTCTTGTTCTGACACTTTCTTTGTCTTCTATTTCACCTCTATCACTGTCTTTATATAAACATCCTAATCTTTCATAGCTTCCCGACAACTTTTGTGTTTTTTGCATGTAGTCATCTACTTCATCCATGAATTTTTGAGGATTTGGTATAGAACCGTAAGTTTTAAGTTCAGGATATAATACTACGTCTTCTTTATTTTCTGTGTTTATATATGGTTTTATTAAAACTCTTCCTAATGGTTTTTTTAAATTAGTGTCACTTAATGTAGTTAAGTAACATATTATAGAACCTTCTTTTATATCTAACTTTACATAGTGTCTATTGCCTCCTCTAATAACATTCATACAACTGTCCCAATAAGAATCTCTATCTGTAGACATTCCTAT